GTCTGCGTTGGCAACGGCTACTATGTTTACCAATAAACAAATTGTTGGTGCAAAAATAGAAGCGTTGCAAGATGTTGACTTTGCTTCTGTTGCTTCTATGTTAGATGAAACAAGACCTGATGTTGCGAACGCCGCAAGAACAATTGCTGGAGATTTAAAATTATTATCTCTCGATAATGCACTAGGTGCAGAACTGGGAGGAAAACTATCCTCTGTCTTTACTGACGGAATGGAAGAGTTTAGAAAAACTGGTGAGTTTACCTTAACAGCCGCTGGCGATCAAGGTGTAGAAATTAAGATGTTATTCCAGACTCTGGGTTTGGATATTGAAAAACAGTTTAATCAAATGTTACAATCAGGGAATACGGCCTCAGGTGATTTTGTTAGATTGATGTCAACTTTTGATTTAAGATCTCAGGATCAATTATCGTTTGGCGCCGCCGAAGCAAAACAACTTGGGCACGTTAGGAATAGGTTGTTTAATTTCCAAAAGGCAATGGAATCATTTGGAAATTTATCTAATGACGAATTAAAAGTAAGACTTGAAGGTATTGGAAACCAATTAAAAGGTGCCGGTAACTTAACAGTTACAATGAATAATTTAGCACAAGCAATGCTAAGAATACAAAATGCATTGGTTCCTAATATGGTAACCTTTTCTGAAATATTAGATACTATTACTGGTGTTGTTGCTAATAATGATCCAAAAGAAGGATTTGCTGTATATAACGACTATGAAGCAGATGTATTATTGGAAAGAATTGCTGCTGGAGATACTACAGTAGATCCAGAAGAAATGGAAGCATTAGCAGATTATGCTATTAGAAAAGAACGTGAATTAAGAAGAGAAGCCGCTTGGCAAAATTTAGATTGGTATAATCCTCTTGATTGGTCAAATCAGGTATCATTAATTCTTGACGATACGATATATAAAACATTCTCATCTAGACTAGAAGATTTAACAGGAACATTATATAAAGACAATGGCGATTGGTTTGGTAGAACACAAACAGAAATTGTTGATATTGTTAGTAGATTAAAGGATGTTGAAGAAAGACTTTCAGAGGGAGACAAATCTGATTTTGTATTTGGTCATCACTTAAAACGAGAAAAAGGCGGCCCAGTTAAACAAGATATGCCGTATATTGTTGGTGAAAAAGGACCAGAAGTTGTAGTCCCAGGATCTGATGGAACTGTACTTAATGCTGACCAAACATCTGCATTAATGAATGTTAGTAAACCTACTAAACCTCCATTATATCAAGATCCATTAAAACAACAATTATTTGAAATGTTATCTGGTGTAGGGTTAGCAGATATGTTTTCTTCCCAAGGTGTCCCACTTAAGATGACGGGAGAGTATACTGATGAAGAAATAAAAAAACGAGATGAGATTCGAGACAATTATAATGAGATTCAAAGGCTACTGACCACTACAATAGGCGGTGCATCAAAGTCATCACTTAATTCTAAACAACTAACTCGTAACGGCGTATTAGTCGAAGATGATACTAAAGAGAGTTTTGTATCAGGATCATACAATAAGATGGCTTTTAATTTTGCAGACCTTGGATTAAACACAACAGAAAGTATGGATATTTTAACAAAAGCAGGCCACGGTGGTTTGAATATGGCGAGTATGTTGTGGAACGAAGAAGGTTCTTATACTCAACCTCGTGAGGATGAAGATACCGGAGAAATGCATTTTGATACTATACCTTATATGAGCCAGTTATTTGCACAAATGAGTGCTAATAGAGATACATTTGTATCCTGGCAGAATAGTTTTGATTCTAATGATTCAGGGAATAATAAAGAGGGATTTGGTTATGATAAGTATGTTAATACTTGGAAAATGTTTAGCGAACAATTATCTTCATTAGGTATGTCAGAACCGGAAAAGTTTAAAAGTAATATAGCAGGAAGTTTAGGTATTGAATTTAGAGAAAGCGGTGGTCCTGTTGCTAGTGGTTCTCAGTATGTTGTTGGTGAAGCAGGCCCTGAAATGGTTATACCTGATGGATTTTTTGATGGTATACAATCTATGTATGAAGAACAAATAGATACATCATTGCCTAGTCAAGGCTTGATGCCTATTATAGAATTAGCAGATGCTTCTGACCCGTTTACAACATCAAATAAAGATTTATATGAAGAAGAGTTAAAAAATGCTCGACAAATGAAAGAAAATCAGTTACAATTAGTAAAAGAGTTAGAAACTATGGTTAAACGTTGGTCAACAAACGAACGTACCAAACGATATTCGGCTATGGATAACTAAATACATAATAGGAAAGTAAATTAATGAGTTGGAAAAAACACTTTACAAGATATGACGCACCTTCTGGTGCACAAAGTTCCAAGGCAAGTCGTTGGGCAAGTTGGCTGCCTGAGGTATATAGTGGGCAACCTAACCGTGTTGAACGATATGTACAGTACGATCAAATGGATATGGACAGCGAAGTTAATGCCGCATTAGATACCATTGCAGAATTTAGTACACAATCAGATATGAATTCTGAATTGCCATTCAGTATTAATTATAAAGATACTGCTACTGAATCAGAAGTCAATGCACTAGAAACCTCGATGAAGCAATGGTGTAGTATTAATGATTTTGAACGCAGAATTTTTGGAATTTTTAGATCTACTATTAAGTATGGAGATCAATTCTTTATCAGAGATCCAGAAACATACAAATTATATTGGGTAAATCCTGAAGATGTTAGCAAGGCGATTGTTAATGAAAGTACAGGTAAAGAAATTGACCAGTATATTATGAAAAATGTTGCTCTAAATTTACAAGACTTGGTTGTAGTAGATACTAGAAAACTTAATAATACAACCGCAAACGGAACATCAGGATATACTACACCAGCAAAAGGAAATGCTGGAATATATAATGGCGGTATGAGCGGGTCCACAAGTAATACTGAATATGCAGTATCCGCATCTAACGTTATTCATATTGCTTTATCGGATGGTATGTCAGTTAATTGGCCGTTCGGTATTAGTATTTTAGAAAGTATTTTTAAAGTATATAAGCAAAAAGAACTATTAGAAGATTCTATTATCATTTATAGGGTACAACGTGCTCCAGAACGTAGAGTATTTTATGTTGATGTAGGTAATATGCCTCCACATAAAGCAATGAGTTTTGTAGAGCGTGTGAAAAACGAAGTACACCAAACTCGTATCCCAAATAAGACCGGCGGCGGCACAAATGTAATGGATGCCGCTTATAATCCACTATCAATTATGGAAGATTACTTTTTTGCACAAACAGCGGAAGGACGTGGTTCTAAAGTTGATGTGTTACAAGGTGGAAATAACTTGGGTGAGATTGATGATTTAAAATACTTTAATAATAAGTTAATGCGTGGATTGCGTATTCCAAGTAGTTACTTACCTACAGGTGCAGAAGATGGTACGGCAACATACCAGGACGGTAGAGTTGGTACAGCCCTTATTCAGGAATATAGATTTAGCAAGTATTGCGAAAGACTACAAAACATTTTACAGCCTGCTTTGGATAAAGAATTTAAATTATTTCTAAAACATAGAGGCATTGAAGTGCCTAGTAGTTTGTTTGATTTACAATTTAGTGAGCCTCAGAGCTTTAGTCAATATAGAGAGATTGAACTTGATTCACAGAAAGCACAATTGTTTGGTAACCTTGAGGGTGTTCAATATCTTAGTAGAAGATTTCTTCTTAGTAAGTATCTTGGACTTACTGAAGATGAGTTGGTTGAAAACGAACGTATGTGGCGTGAAGAAAATGATCCAGATACATCTCCTACTTCAGATCCAAAAGGTGACCTGGGTGGCTTAGGATTGCGTGGAGGAGATGTTGAGGGATTTGAACCAACTGATCCTGATGCAATGGAAGTAGATACAGATGATCTAGGCCAAGGAGATACAGATTCAGTACTGGGCGGAACTGGTGCTGGCGATGGGGAGGACGAAAACTAATGAGATTCGGTGAAGTAGCACAGTCAGCAGAAAACGATGAATATAATAAATGGGATATTGATGATACTCGTCGCCCTAAACTGACATTAAAACATCTAAATAAAATGCGTGGTATGAAAGAAATTGCTAAGGCAGAGCATACCGAGCAGGCATCACAGTGGAAAACACAGTATGGTGCATCCGCTTCTAGTGATGACTAGTTTTATACTAGCATAATAAAATTTTAATAAAAATACTCGGAAACGCGGTTTTAACCGCGTTTTACTTTGCCTAATGGTAAGGTGCCTTAAATAAGTATGTTATAACCTACTTATAAGAAGGAGATTATTATGAGTGCTCAAGATCGTTATAAAAAAATTGTTGAGTCTCTAGTTAATGATGAAACAGACGTTGCGTCTGAACTTTTACATGAGGCCTTTGTAGAAAAGGCTCGTGATATTTGGAATGATTTATTAGAGCAAGACGAAATTCTCGAGGACGAAATCGAGGAACAAGAAGATGATGATCTAGAAGAAGCGATTCGTGATGAAGAATCCGCAGATTTTCTAGATGATATCGAGCAAGACGAAGAAGAAATCGACGCTGAAGAAGCATTTGGCGAAGACGATGCTGATCTTGATGCTGAAATGGAATTAGCAGAACCTGAAGGTGACGAAGACGGCGACATGGACGATATGGACATGGACGACGGCGACGAAGCAGAAGGCGATGATGTACAAGCAGAATTCCAGCCAGTACAAGATGCGTTAGAAGACCTAAAAGCAACATTTGCAGAATTAATGGGCGATGATGGTGATGAGGAAGAAACAGAAGAAGGTATCGAAGAGACACCTGCTGATGAAGAACTTACACTTGAAGCAGATGATTCTGAAGATGATGATGAAGTCGAAGAGCTCGATGAAGCAGAACTTAAGAAAGTCGGTAAAGATAATGCAGTACACCCAATCGACATGCCAGCAGGCGATGACGGTAAGGCAAGTCCTGTAGGACCTGGAATCGACGATCCTTTTAGCAGTGTTGATGGCGCGAAAGACGGCAAAGACATGGGACCTGCTAAGGCAAATGAAAAAGGTGGTAAAGCACCTACTCCAGCAAAAATGGACGCGACAAGCCCACAAGACGCTGGTGATCCAAAGCCTGCACCAAAGCCAAAAGGATAATTGATTATGCGTAATTTAACCCTTACTGAACGATTAACTTTCGAAAAAGCGAAGATTGTTGTTGAAGCCAAAGAAGATGGCAACGGCGGCAAAAATCTCTATATGGAAGGCATTTTCGTTCAGGGGGATAAGCGTAATCAAAACCAACGAATTTATCCCGTAAATGAAATCAATAGAGCTGTAAAGAATATTCAAAACAGAATTGATGAGGGGTATTCAGTATTAGGCGAAGCGGACCACCCGGAAGATTTACAAGTAAATCTAGACCGTGTATCTCACATTATTGAAAAGATGTGGATGAACGGTAGTGATGGTCACGGACGTTTAAAAATCTTGCCTACTCCAATGGGTAATATATGTAAAACTTTATTGGAAGCAGGCGTCCTGCTTGGAGTATCAAGCCGTGGTAGTGGAAACGTTACAGAAAGTGGACATGTTAGCGAATTTGAAATTCAAACTGTTGATATTGTAGCAAATCCAAGTGCACCAGATGCTTACCCTGATCCGTTATATGAACAAATCATGAACGGTAAGCGTGGTAATATTTTAATGGATGTTGCACACGCCACAAACCATGATACAAAAGCACAAAAGTATCTCCAGGAAGAGGTACTTAAAATGATTAACAACCTTAATTTTAGGAGAACGTAATGGCTCATGCAATAGAACAACTCCTAAGTTCAGAAGTTCTTTCAGAAGAAGTGCGTACTACGTTAACAGAAGCGTGGGAAAGCAAACTTGCTGAAGCTCGAGAAGAAATCACTGTAGAATTACGTGAAGAATTCTCTAACCGCTATGAGGCTGATAAGGATCAAATGGTAGAAGCGTTGGATGCAATGCTAACCGATACTATCAAAGCCGAATTAAAGGAATTTGCCGAAGATAAGAATGCGGCTGTTCAAGCCAAAATTGACTACAGTAAAATGATGGCAGAACACGCAAAACTTCTTGATTCTTTTGTAATGGAAACATTAAAGAAAGAAATCGAGGAATTACGAGGCGATCGTAAGGTACAAGAAAGCAACTTTGAAAAGTTAGAAGATTTTGTAATGGAACAACTAACTACAGAACTTAATGAATTTCATCAAGACAAAAAAGACCTAACAGAACAAAAGGTCAAATTGGTGAAAGAGGGTAAAGAAATTATTGCCGAGGCTAAAGCAAAATTCATTAACAAAGCAAGCGAAAAACTTGCTTCATTAGTTAATGAAACATTAAGCACTGAATTAAGCACACTAAAAGAAGATATCGCACAAGCAAAAGAAAATATGTTTGGTCGTAAGATCTTTGAAACGTTTGCTGCAGAGTTTATGAGTTCGCATTTAGCAGAAGGCACAACAGTTTCTGAACTTAGCAAACAGGTTGATGATGTGAAAAAGCAACTTGCTGAATCACAATCAATTATTGCTACAAAAGAGGAAGAATTACAAACTGCAAATAAGAAGGCACAACGTATTGCTGAAGCAACCGAACGTGCTGGAGTATTAGCAGAACTACTAGGACCTCTATCTAAAGATAAGCGTGAATTGATGGGTAACCTACTTGAAAGCGTTGCAACAACTAAGTTGCAGTCGGCTTACAATAAGTACCTACCAACGGTTCTTAATGAATCAACAAAATCAACTACGCAAACTTTAAAAGAATCTCAGAAGACTGAGATTACAGGTAACAAGGCTCACGCACAGGACACTGACAGTGAAGCCGAAATTATTAACCTAAGAAAATTAGCCGGTATTAACTAATAAGGAGTACCAAAATGTCACAAGCATTATTTGAAAATTGGGACGTAACAAAAGACGCCCTTACAGACGGTTTGGCAGGCAACAAGAAAGTGGTTATGGAAAGTGTTCTTGAAAACACAAAGCAGCACTTAACTGAAACTGCGGCTAGCGGAACCACAATGGCAGGTAACATTGCTTCACTAAACAAAGTTATCCTTCCAGTGATTCGTCGTGTGATGCCAACTGTTATCGCAAACGAACTAGTTGGTGTACAACCAATGACTGGTCCAGTAGGACAAATTCACACTCTACGTGTACGCTACAGCGAAACTGCTGGTGGTGTAAACGCTGGTGATGAAGCACTAAGCCCATTTGCAATCGCACGTGGTTATTCAGGTGACGCATCAAGCGGTACTGCAACATCTACTTCAACACTTGAAGCAGATGCAGGTCGTAAGATGAGCATCCAAGTCTTAAAGCAGACAGTAGAAGCAAAAACACGCAAACTATCAGCACGTTGGACCTTCGAAGCTGCACAAGACGCAAATTCTATGCATGGTCTAGATGTTGAAGCAGAAATCATGCAAGCACTTGCACAGGAAATTACTGCAGAAATCGACCAGGAAATCCTAAACAGCCTAAGAACACTTGCTGGTTCTGCAGCTGACACATACAACCAGGGTGGTGTTTCTGGTACTCCAACATTCGTTGGTGACCAACACGCAGCTCTAGCGGTTCTAATCAACCGTTCAGCAAACTTGATCGCGGCTAGAACACGTCGTGGCGCAGGTAACTATGTAGTTGTTAGCCCAACAATGTTAACAGTTCTACAATCTGCAACAACATCAGCATTTGCTCGTACAACTGAAGGTCCTTTCGAGGCACCAACAAACACAAAATTCGTAGGTACACTAAACGGTACAATGAGAGTGTTCGTTGATCAGTATGCAGCAAACGATGATATCCTAGTTGGTTACAAAGGTGACGGCGAAATGGATGCAGCAGCTTTCTACTGCCCATATATCCCACTAATGTCATCTGGTACAGTACTAGATCCAAGTACATTTGAGCCAGTAGTGAGCTTCATGACACGTTATGGTTATGTTGAGCTAACAAACCAGGCTTCTTCACTTGGTAATGCAGCAGACTACCTAAGCAAGATTGGCGTTAACAGCGGTAACCTTTCTTTCCAGTAAGATTTACTCTTACTACTACTTTAAGCAGGGCTTCGGCCCTGCTTTTTTTATCTTTAAAAATAATATAAATACACTATAATACAAATTTTGGAGAATTTAAATGGCATCAGTATTAAATCCAGATTCTGGAGAATTTAGAGTTCTAGGTAATATTACAGCAAGTAGTATTACTAATAGTGGGTCTCAAACAAATACAAAAATACGTCTTGATAGCACAGACGATATTGACCTAAATAATTTACCAAGTAATTACGCAAACGCAGACGTAGCATTAAATGTTCAAGGCGGTTCATATATTGGAGGAAACCAATACATTGGTGGATCTTTCGTAGCCAATGGCGATGTGATTACTTTGGGAGCAGGAGGCGGAAGTCTCACACTTAATAGTAACATTAACGGAGATGTTATACCTGCAACAGATATATCTTATGATTTGGGAAGTCCTGCAAAATCATGGCAGGGTGTTTATGCTGGCAAATATTATGCTAGTGATATGATAGACACAGTATCAGCAATTAGTTTAGATTATACAGTTGACATGGTTCAAGCAGGAGCAACTCAGGCTACGGTTAATATGCCCGACGCCACTGAAGATGGTTTCATTAAAGTTATTATAGCGATTAGTGCGCCTACCGCACCAGTCGTAGTAACACCAACAACATCTATTGGATGGAGTACTTTAACGTTTACAGATGCGGGAGAAAGTGCAACATTAATGTTTAAGTTGGGCATTGGATGGATATTACTATCAACTTATAGAGCGTCAGTTAGTATTTAAATTTTAACTAAATACAATAAGAACGTAGTTTAATAAGGGGATAGGAAGTTGCCAATAAATATAAACCATGCTCAAAACAAATTAACTACTGATACCAACAATCTTACGATTGATGTTAGTAATAATTTATCTTTAGCAGGCACCGCACAAGTCAAAAATGCTTTGGATCCAACAGATCCGCAAGATCTCGCTACAAAAGCATATGTTGATAGCATTTCAGGTAGCGGCGGCAACCTTACCTTAGGAACTCCGGTAGACGGTACGTTCGGAGACGGCGCATTTTTACAATTTCAACCAAGTCAAACAATTACTGATGCCATTGATGATTTGAATGAAGTTATTGAAAATGTTCGCAATAATACATTTGTAAAAGATGTAGATTTTACCGCGAATAATACTGTTGGTGGCGCAGGATTAAACGTCACATTAAACATTACTACAGTTGGTAATGCAAACAGATACACAATCGATTGGGGAGACGGTAGTACAACTACAGCAACTTCCGATAGTACCCCTTCTCACACTTATACTTCGAATATTGGTAGCCCTTTCGATGTATCTGTTGAAGCATTTAATAATAGTGGTAATGGTTCAGGTAGCACGGCAACAAAACTTAGAGAAGATTATATTATAATCTATACAGCGACGCCTGTTGTCAGTTTTGCTGCATATGCGTCTCCAACAGGCGGCTCTCCAATAACACAATGGGACGATGGTGATACCATTTACTTTGAAAATACAACTACAAATACTAATGGCGCCAATGTTGAATATATTTGGACTTGGGGAGATTCGTCTCCTGATACAACTGTAACTTTAGATTCTGCATTGGGAGGTGTAGGTGGGGGTAGATTATCTCATACATTTACAGCAAGCAATGAACAAGAACAAACAAGACAAGTAACATTAACATTGAATAGTCATAGTACAGCGACTCCTGGAACTACACCAACAGATGATGACAATAGTTATAAAATTTATGATGAACATACTCCAGAAGTTGCTCTCGATTTAACTACAGGAATTAACGAAGAAAGTAGCAACGGGTTAACAGTTACATTTACAAATAATACAGAAACTACCGTTGGTTCTTACAGTACATATGGACAACGTTACTTGTATACTTTTGGTGATGGATCTACACAATATGTAAATGCAGGAAGTAATCAAAGCGGAGACCATGGTAGAACAATAACGCACAGGTATTCTTTAACAGCAAGTGAACAAGCAAATGGTACATCGAGAGATTATACAGGAAACTTACAATTAATAACAGACCACAGTAATAGTCCGTTTACTACATCAGATTTTACAGTACATCTTGAACCTGATGTTAGAGCGATTATTAGTGGAACAGCAGTCAATACTAGTGATAGAAGTGGTGACAATATTCATGATGTTTATAAAGGTGTTGATTATAATGGAAACAATAGAGCTCTATATAGATTAACAAATACATCACAAAATGCTGATAGTTTTAGTTATACTTGGCCAGTTGGAGTTTCATTTTCTAATTTTCCTAGTGCATTAGGAATGGATGGCTATGTAGGAACTCCTTTAGAACTTGATTGGACAAATGAACCTGTTGGTACTTATAATTTAACATTTACCGCAAGCGGAACTCCTGATATAACAGCACAAACTGATACTGATAATAGTATTAATGTACAAGTACATGATGTTCCAACAATGCCTGGTTCAAATCACTTGTCAAATAAGACTTTAAGTTTGTCAGACAGTTATCAAGGAAGCAGTCCTAAGTTGGCGTCTGGGTTTACTGATAATAGTTCAACAAACCCATTGAATGCTGGTGATAGTTTAATGACAAGTACTGCTAGAAGATATTCAAGCGGAACCATAGATACCAACGTTGTGCAAAATGCATATGCAGGAGAAACTGGAATAGTTACTGCATATATTAACGGAGTTGCAAGCGGAAATAAATCATTCACAAGCACACTAAATGAAAATGGAACCTTTAATAAACTTATTATTAGTGATAATAGGGACGCTAATGATACTTTAAGTGGTTCAACTTTCCCTACAGGATTTTATCAGACATTTGATTCTAAAATCACAGGTTCGTTGTCAAGTACATATAGCATTGGTGTTAATGATCAAAAAATCGAACATAGTATTACTGGATCTACAAATCACGTTGCTGTAGTTTATGATAGTTTGAATAGTACACCAACAATAGATTTAACAAGTGCTACATTAACAGAATCAAATGCAGGAACATATAGATATATTTCTGGTATACCTTACTATAACACAGGAAGTCCTCAACTAACATTAAGTGGATTAAAAATATCTAACTTAGTTGGTCAGGCTTATAGAGATACCAGTAATGTTTTAGAGATAGCACCAGGAACAAATTACGAAAGCACAAGTAGTTCAACAATTAACACTCAATATAAAAGTTATTCAGATATAGATAATCCTGGAAACACATTCTTATCAGGTGGTATACCGATTGTTGATACTGGAGTTGGATCAGCATATACTATTGATGATCAAACTATTGCAATAAAATCAACAAGTGGTGTAGGTGTTGAAACAATTAAGTTTAGAGCGTACAATGTTAACGGCACTGGTAATTATGCAGAATTATCTGGACCTAAAATTCAATTACATACATCCAATCCAAGTGGATTTAGTGATACAATTATACCAGTTTCAAGTAGTTTAGGTAACGGAACCTTTACAAATAATGGTTTGCGTATTGCAGATTTCCTAAGTGATACAACTGATACGCCTACATTTACTGGATCAACAAATTATTATACAAATAATGTTTGGGCAGGAAATGAGGTAGTGTCTGGTACACAGGAGGCAACAGTTCGTTTTGGTGTGCTAAAACATGATACAACAGATTATTCAACTGGCTTTTTACCAGTCGGCCCTGATAGAAGCAGTGATAATGGTAGACAGTATTTTACATTTGCATTCCAAAGACAAGTTGTTGCAAACTTTGATATTTCAATTAATGGAACAGTAGCAGGAGTTTGG